GGATCAAATTCATGTGCCCGGCCACTGACCGTGGATCCAAAGTCAAAACTGCTGGCTCGTTGATGATGATTGTTGTGCCAGCCGCTGCCCCAATGAAAATAGCCTAGCCACCACACATTGGTACTAACATCTCTGTTGTCAAAGTTTTTGTAGCCGGCGTTAGATACATGTCCAAAAGTATTGATCAAGCCGTCGGCGTGTAGGCTCATTAGCGCACCAATCACAAAGAACCAAACAGTAAATGTTAATCCAAATAAAAGATAGCTGATCGCCAATGTGCCGTAAATTATCTTATTGTAGTTTTCGTGTATGAAAGTAATTCGTCGGTCTCGCAACAAGTCAACTGCATAGCGGAAATTCACACTGTTTTGATCAATACCAAATTGCCAACCCATGTAGCTATGAAGCCATCCATTGCCTACCGGAGTGTGGATGTCTTTGCCTTCCTGATCGCTGACTCTGTGGTGATGACCTCTATGCAATGCCGCCCACCAAAGAGGGCTACCTTCACCGACCATGGTAGCGGCCCACAATAAAAAGGGCTCTGCAGACTTACGGGGTACCCAAGATTGGTGACTCAACCACCGATGTAGCGTTAAGTTATTTCCAACTCCGTCTAGTAATATCCAGCCACATACAGCCCAAACAGGATACCACCAACTCCAATCTTGTATTGCATAAACTACTGCAAGAATTGCGGCCAAATGGTATGGAAACCAAATGGCAATGATATAAGGTATTTGCTTAGTCTTTAGGTACAGCTCTTTTTGTTTGATCAACCAGTTCATTTTCTTCCTGTGTACTGTTAGAGTTGTTATTTAATAGACTTATCATCTGTGGTATCGCCTCGGGACAATTTGCAATTTGACTCAGCCCGAAACGGGTCCAAAAGTCCTTGGCATTGTTTAACAATCTTAAATAGGGTCCTTGACTCATACTGGTTCTGTGTTCTGTCGTCTAAGTATGTATCTTCTTAGGTTCATATCGTGAGGATGCAGAGTCTGTCCCAACAAAGAATGTATAAAACCGTATGGGCTTCTTTGTTTTGCAGGTATTGTACATTCCACAAAGGTATAGTATGTTTCACGGAATGGCATCATAATTTTACTGTATGCCAATTCTCTTGAGCTTGGATAGGTTACAAAAAATTCATTGAAGCCAATAGATTCGTGTAACAAGGCCAATTCTTGCATGAGCCCTCTGAAACATGTTACGAATTTAAAATTGTTATGCGGGCTTAATACCCAGGCCACAGACCAACTGGGCCAATTTTCAAACCTGGTTACGCCAGCAGCCATAATGATCTTACCACCGTCATCAACTAATGCAAATGCCTGCCTAATGTTGTGATTTGCAAAAGAACTTGGCAATGCAAAAGCACTATAGAATTTTCTTCTCTTGCCAGCATCGTCAATGTCTGTTGAAAATCTAAATTCTGGATACTTGTCTTTGTCTGTTTTTTCATACACAGCTTCGGCAAATTCCAATAGAGATGCCAAGTTGTCTGAGTTAATTTCTATCAAGCGGTATGACATAGTGTCTTTTTTCCATTCAATAAGTTATGTCTAAGCATGAGCGCATTGACCTGGTAAAGCCTGGGAGTAAATTCACAGGTTTTAGCCGAAGCATTGTATTCAACTAGATCCCATAGATGCTTGTAGTTTTCTATGCCAAACCATTTGGGCCTTTGGCGGAAAGCATAGCCAAGGTGACTATAAATTTTCATCTTACTTGAAGTCCAACCAAGCTTGCCGAAAATTTGATCGTTGATTAGTTCGTTGACTGTTGGTATTTGCAAGAAAGCCAACATTGATTCAGGATTGTAAGAATAAAAATTGTTCAAGGCTGGAATGCCAGTCTTGTCGTTGAATCTGCGCCAGCAACCGTCCTGATCTTCCTTTTTTACAAAAACCCATTGACTACTGGTTTCGCCAGTGCGCCAATTAACTGAGTAGGACTTTTCAAGCTCTATCTCATCAACAGTGATCATCGGAAGAGAAAATGTTTCGGCCACATCAAGTAACATTTGTTGATACAGAGTGTATGCTTGATAACGACTGCCAACTTCATAACAACGACCAGAGTGAACAAAACCTTCCAGATCAAAATTAATAACAGTATATGAGATATTCATTTCATTTAACATTTTCATCATTGGACCAATGTCGTGAAGATTTCCGTCACCATGAAACTTTACTGTTGCTATCTTTGGAACAATACCTGCTGCCAAAAAACTTCTCAATGCCATTTCACAGTCTAGGCCGCCACTCATAAAAAGTGTTAGCTCAGGATACTCTTTGTGTAGGGCTCGAGCAGTTCGAACGAGCTCTGCTTGCAGACTCATTGGCTTTCGTGTGCAAGTGCCAATCTCCATAGTAGTAGTGTCAAGGTCATTGGCTCTCCAAACCTGTTGCGGGTCTTGATTGTAATAATATACTAGGTGATTATCTTCGGTATTTTTAATCATGCGCTTACAACATAAGGGCTGGTACGAGCAACCCCGTACTTTCTATCAATATCTAAGACCATTTCATCAAGGTCAACTATATGGTTGTTAGACACTGGCTTGATAACTGCCCATTGCGGTGTATTGAATAGTCGTACCATTCTAGGCAATATCACACAGTTATTCCACCAACTGCTCCAGACTCGTCCCAATGGTCGCCCTTGCCCTGTGCTGATTCTAGCCACAGTGTCGTAAATCCATTTGTTATAATTGTTGAAAGAAAGTATCATTCCTTTTTTACTTTTTTCCTGGCACCAGTTTAGATTGGCTGTTAGTAAATATTTGCTTACTTCATTGTTGAGACGGTAGTCTTTGAGTAACCAACAACGATTACCACCTGAACCCAGTTCAATATGAAGTGTACTGTGTTCAACACAGCTGACTCCAACAATTTGATCTTGATCGTATAAAAATGCAATGTGGCCTTGGCCTTGGAACCAACGCTGTCGCTGTTGTGCAATATACATTAGTCCTGCGGGTGCGTCATAGCCCATGTTGCACAGGGCCGGAGCATCAGAGGTGGCAATACGATCCAAAAAAACTTGGTAGTCTTTTAGAAAAGGATCAATGTCATCAGAATAGGCTAATTCAACACGCAGGCTCATCCTGTATGTATCAGCTATTCTTCGTTGGTGTTTACCAAGCACATAACCAGGTGTATGCGATCAATTAAGCTGCCATTCATGGCCGAATGTTCTCGAGTTGTATCTACCCACCATACACTGCCGTCAGCTGGCAAATGTCTCAGTGACGGAGGATTTGTAAAAATAAATCTGGCTTGCCTATGGGTAATGATTGGAATGTGAACTCTGGGATTCATGTCGGTGTGAATACTGTAACAGGTCCTGGGGTACATGGTCATTAATCTAGCTCGATATACCTTGAACGGAAAACTTGATAAGAAACTTTCCCACCAAGTCCCTACAAGATCTGGGTGTAGCTTATCCCATTGGGCTTCATTTTCGCCTTCGCGCTTTCCTGTCCCCGATTGCCAATCAGCATCGCCATTGGTTTGCAGACTCAATTGATGATGATATTGGTTAGTGGTATTATCCCAAAGAAGACGATGCGTTTCTTCTTTTAGCTTTTCAATGTCAACTTTAAAATCATAGAGCTTAAATCGCGGATCCATTATACTTTACCTATTGCCATAAAGCGTAGACATTTATTTAATATCAATTCTCCGCTCCATAGTATGGTATTTAATCCAGACGATTCAACAAATTCTTCGAGACTGTTATGGCAGTTTACATGGTCGGGCACATCAAACATGTTGTTACCTTGCAGTACAACTAATGTGCCTTTGGGCAGGCTTTTGACCCACTTTTCGTGATCTTTGAAGTGTTCAACAATGGTATCAATGATTATTAAATTCTTGTGTTGCGTGAAATTGTATTTCTTGATGTCTTTAGCTAGACTGCGATATTTAAACTTAGGAGTCTCTCCAATTAATTTTTCAGCAGCTGAATGTACTGTTTTATCTAAGTCAACATTGATCAAGTCTGGCGTATGCACCAGTTTGTAAAATTCAAAGTCAGTCATGGTCATTAGCCAAGGCAGTATACCAACCCAGCCACCTACAACAATAACAGTTTGAGGCTCAAGAATATTTTTTATTTGAGATTTAGCAGTTGCTCCGCAAGCTTGCATTTTTTCCAGCAACCAAAGCTTGCTCTGTATTTGATTTCTACTCAGTGCGTCTTTCCAATTTAGGTCTGGGTTTTCTTCAATGACTTGTGCAAGTAAACTTATTTGTTTTTCGTGGGCTGGATAGTATTTAGACACTTCTTTAACAAAGCAGGCCATAGATTCATCTTCCACGCACGACAATAAAGTGTCGCCTAGAAAAAATTTCATTATCTCAATGAGCTTGCTAACATCTTCTTTGGCTTCCTTAATTCTACCAAGCACATAAGGTATTGCTGATAAAGGATTATCAAACTCCTTGCTGTTTTCATGTATCCAGTCGTATAATTCCCAAAAGCGACCTTCTTGAATTTCAAGATTATCAGTATAGGACAATCCTGTTTGTTGTATTAACCATGCTGGCACTGGACTCAACATGATTTCGTTGCCTTCTGTCCATTCTTTTGGTAAACGAATATGCTTTAGAAACAAACTATGCACAGTCTGATCAATGTTATCACTCTTGCCTTGACAGTAATTAACCAGCGGCCATAGACTTAGATAATGTTCTTTGCCTACTTCAACAATTAGCTTGATAAGATCTTCTTGATCCTGTGTTTCATACCAACGATGCAAGAAATGCAGACTTCTACGAAAACCAATGGTTTCGTCTAAGAAGATCAGAATGGAGTTTTTTAATTCCACTGACTTATCCATTGAACCAACCATAGATTTTCAAATTTGTATGAGCTAACACATCTTCATTTGTTAGTTCCTTGTTGGGATGAAATTGTAGTCGCTTGACAACTGCGCTGTGATTGGCATCGAACTCAGGTAGCTTAAACCCAAGACCAGCACTGAGTGGCTTGCTTAGTCGCTGACTTGATTTCTTTGGATCAAGTTTGCTGTTGCTTTCAAAGAAATCTTTGAACCATTCGTAGTCACGAATATGTACTGGATCAAAGTCATCGTATTGTAGTAACTTAACTGCCAGCCGAGCACCGTAGATTGTCCACCATCCGTGTTCAACATCTGCACCAATAGTCATCCAGGTCAACAATCTTTGATAGTTGACGCCATGCAATCTAGAAGTCCACTGTTCAAACGGAACTGTTTGTCCTTGATCCATGCTGAGTTTCACACCTTCTCTAAAGCCAACTCTAAACGCTTGATAAGGACTGCCATTGGTAAATGTGGTTGACCAGCAGCCGCTCAGCGTTTTATATTGCGTTCCATCCCAACAGAAATCAATTGCGTCCCTCTCAGAGTCGGCTGCTTCGTGACTACGCATGGTTTCTAAATGAGTTCTACTCCAGAGTTTGACGCCACCATTGCCGTACACTAGGCCGTTGGTATGTTGCCTTCCGTTCCACGAGTAGCTGATTGGCAGTTTAATGTCTGCTTGTAATTGCAAATTGAAAAAGTTCAAATCAACGAAATTATCTGCGTCCACTGTTATTATATGGCTACTGGTAGGAAAGGCCGCGGCCGCGGCCTTATGGGCAGCATCAAAACCTTTGACTCCATGTACTCTTGCAGCAAGATTTCCTGGTCGATTCTTTCTAAGATGTTCCCAATGCTGATCAGCATTAGGCTCGTCGTAGCTTAAAAATGCCAGTGGAAATGCTTTAAGAGCATGGACTTCTTTTTTAACTAACTTGGCATGATTAAACAGTGACATTTTCTTCAAATTCCTTTGCTAGCCAATCCCAGTCGTTGATTAAGTTTAACTTTGGTGAGTCGCTGTATTTTAATCCAAATGTTGCACCAGCTTGAGCTCCTAGCACAGAATACTTTCCGTTTTTATTTTCCCATCCAGTGGTACACCATGTTAGCTGACGCTGACTAATTTCTTCCATCTCTTTCCAGTAATGAAAAATTTCTTTTTGAGACTTGTAGTGCTCAGTGATAACCATGGCACGACTACGACGATAGTTGTTTTTTTTGTTGTTATCCCAATCCTGCGATGCAATGTACTGAGAAAGTTCTTCCAGTTCTTCTTGTTCTCGCCGGCAAATATTTTTAATTCTGTTTTTGATTATGGCCAGCGAAGCCATCTTGGCACACTCGCGGAAAGCACCTATCCATGCGCTTTTGGGTGTAGCATTGAATCTTGTTTCGCAACTGATGATATCTCTAGTGACCGACTGTGCCATTGAAGCAGTTACATCAATGTTCCAGGCCTTGTTTTCTAAAAATGGCGCTTGTGGGAAAACTTTAACGGCGCCGTAGCCGTATTCTAATTTGTTGACTGGATTGATGCTGGGCCAAACATGCACACATTCTGATTCGGGTACTCCCCAATGCTGTATTTCATCATTGGGTTCCCAGGAAAAATCAAACTCATCTAATATCCATGCATCAGCATCCACTACCCAGAAATTTGCTGTTTTACTGCGCTCAGCACAAGTACGATGTACATTGTAAATTCCAACTACATTGTCAATGCGCTGTGCGTTAGGTACAAACTCCTGCAGCCGTGCAAAATTTTCATCGGCACCCTCCTCCTCCATACTAATGAAAAATACATCTAACAAAACTTACTCCGAGATAAACTGTTCAACATCGCTTTCCTTGACAGTGGGTCCAAGTCGATGTGGGTTAAAATAACTGGCCTTAAAGAAACGACTGCCAGCTTCATCTAAGTCGGCAATTTCAAGACGCAGGTCTTGACGCATTACTCGACCCAGTTTGATAGTTTCTGCCATGAGCTTGGTTTTGCTCCAAGAGTACTTGCTGGCTGGGCAAGTTACTTCATCTCCGACAAACTGCGGCATGATGTCTTCTCTCCAGTATTGATTGTGCCATTCAAAGTCAGCAACAAGCTTGTAATCCCAGTCTCTGCGAATGTTGGTCAAATAACAGCCAAGCCTTGCGCCGTACATGGCCCAAAGTCCATTGTTCACATCTTGACCAACGCTCATCCAGACTAACAGCCTGCGATGATTCTTGAAATTGTTCTTTTCAGCAATTTGACGCCAGTCCATTGGACGGCCGTCGTGTAATGCCAGCTTTACACCTTCTCTAAAACCAGCACGGTATGCTTGATATGGTGTGGCATTGTTAAACACATCGCTGTAGATGTTGTTTAATTGATGATAATGAATATCCCAGCAAAAGTCTACTGCACCTGGCCCATTGTCAACAGCTTCGTGTGTTCGCATTTGCTCAACAACCTTTTTAGGCCAAAGCTTGACACCGCCGTTGCCGTAGACCAGGCCGTTGATAATATTCTTACCTGACCACGATAGTACATCACTACGATCAAACTTGCGTAAGTCTAGCTCTAGTTCAAAAAAGTCTGGCCGTACCTTGTTGTCTGCGTCAATGGTAATAAAGCGTTCGGTTTCAGCTAACTTTGCAGCCGCTTTGTGGCAAGCATCGCTGCCATATACTCCATGGCTTCGTTTAGCCCAAGGGCATTTTTCTAAAAGGTCAGCGTAGTTTTCATCAGCATTTGGTTCGTCGTAGCTGATGAAAACTATATCAAATTCACTAATTGGGGTTTTCACGGAAGGACTCCTATGTCAATATTGTTAGCCTTATATAACGCCGAAGGAGGCTGCTTGTGTGACCAATCTGGTAACACTTCAAACGGCTGAGATTGCCTTAGCATCAGTGCTGGTAACCAGGCCCAAGAAACAAAAGATTCTAAATCGGTTCCGTTGATCACTGCAATTTGTAAATGACCTTTGAGTTGGTCAATGGCACCGCCAGGCTGATAATGACTCTGCGCCCAAAGCGTACCGTCCTGGACAAACAACGATACATGTTTACCAGGACCAATGTGACTCATCACTGTTTGATCATCGGTGATGCCAGTAAACTCTGAGTACTGGCTGAGTCGAGTAAAAAACAACGACTGTGCTACTGCTGGCAAATTGATTCTAATTTTTTGACCTTGATACAGTATGCGAGTTACAATCTGATGATCTATAAATGCCCAGAGTCTGGTTTCCCAAAAACCTCGCTCAATAATGTGGTTTAATTTGATTTCTGAAAAGCCCAGCAGTTGGTGCGGATCTTCAATGTCAGTGATAAAGAGAGGAATAGTCTCTGTGGTATGTTCTCGAGACAATGCTTCTTTTGCACTACTGGCCCACATTCGAGAAGCTTCAACTCTCAGTATGCCATTCTCATTGAACAGCAAGGCTCTTAGATCAGATTCTATGTCACCTTGATACTCGCCAATGGTCAGCCAGCCGTGACTACTGCGCTTTTTCTTTTTAGTGACAAGAGGCTTTGGTGCTCGAATATCAATGAGATCAAGCGCACCAATTGCTTCATTGAATCCAACTCTAAAATTTCCCTGGTTCCTGGTTCCTTCAAGTATTGGACGCACTTTGGCAAATGAAAGTGTTAATCGGTCTGTGGCTGCGCTGGCGCCAGGCTCAATTCCAATAATATGTCCAGTGTGAATGTCATACTGCACTGACCAAATTTCATTGCGTTTTCTTTCGCGCTTGCGAAGTTCAAATTGAATACCGGCACTCATACTTTCCAATATTCCAATGGTTTTAAACTTCCAGCTAGCCAAACTGGATAAAGTTGAGTGTGATTTTCTAATTTAAAATTGCCATTGGCAGGATAGAAGGCAATCCAGTCATGCCATGCGTGTGTGGCATACATTACTGGCACAACTTCTAGATCCCTGACGCTCAGATCAACTAACTTAAACCAGTCTGGTGCCAACCAATTTTCCATCATGGACAATATTGACAATGTTTGTTCTAGTGTTGGGTCTTCTGGAACATAGTGTGGCCAACATGCTTGTGCGCCGTCAGTGATTAACTGACCCAACACAGCAAATCCCTGTTGTGCGGTGTCAACATCACCAATGATCAACAACGACGGCCAAGCTGGATAGAAGTTTTTATCAATGGGTAGTCGACGACTTATTTTGTTTGGCCAGATTGTTTGTAGTCGATGGTCAACACCCATTCCAGGCATCAAGTTAATTTTTTTTAACTTGGCTAAATCTCTGGCAGTTTTTGTAAACCGTCTTAGACATAGGCCTGCAAAGCAAACAACATCACCTGGTTCATAGCTGATCTCCGCAAGTAGTTTTATTTTTTCGCCGAGTGTTTTTGTTGACAAGTCAACTATATTAAATTTTTCTTGGGTATCAATGAGTACTGCATCATGCTTGGTAATCTCCACTAACTGATGCTCAATGGTTCCATTTGTTTCGACCAGAATATGAACTGTCATGCCAGCATCTCCATAAGCTTTTCGTAGTTACGCAGTATGCTCTTTTTGTTCATTAGGTGAATGTCTTCGCCGCAAATCTCAACAGCTAGATTTTTCCATTCTTCGGGCAAATTACTCAGCATGACCCAATGATTAGGACCTTTGACTTCAATGATGTCGTCGCGCTGATCTTGATAGCGCATGTAGTTAGGAATTTGACCAATGAAACCACCATCTTGCCAGCCATCGCACATGTGCGCGGCAATGCTGGCCGAATAGTCGGTGCGATATAAACTGCCAGGAAACTTATAAAGAAACCGATAGTATTCCCAATTCTTTTTAACTGCGGCCCAAACGCTAAAGAAATGTTCTGCTTCTTCACTCTTACGCCAGTATACTACTGTACTCCACCACATACGAATACCAGCATAGTGTAGCCAGCGTTCTGTAGTAAAGGGTTCTTCCATACGGAGATTACGAGCATCTCTATACATGGCAACAACGTATGGCCCGCCAAATAATTTTGATAGGTTATCATTGCCGCAAAGATAATCAGTGTCAATCAAAATAGTTTCATCAAAAGGACTTAGATTATAGATGTCATGCTTGTTTGTATTAGTAAACTGTGCATTGAAACTGTAATATGCGCCATCGTGATGCATTCGCATATTTCTTTCGTAACCTGGGTCAGTAAGTACCACATCATCCCAGGCAGCGTTCATTAATTCGTGTCCGTGGATTTGTTGACAGTAATCGAGGCTTTGCTGATTGGTAACCAGTACCACTGGGTAGTCTGGCATGTATTTTTTAACTGCATAAGCAGCCACAATGGCCAACTGTGTGTAGTCTAGTTGTTCGTTGTTGTATGCGAACATCATAAAGCCCTTGCTAGACATAGTTAGAGCCCTACAATTTTAGCAGTTGACCTAGCTGATTTGAGCTGTTGCTGGGCTGTCTTTTTTGCCTGCATTGCAGCATTATATGTTTCAAAGCAAAGATTCAAAAATTCTTGCGGATTGTCAATCTGAACAACATTACCAGTTTGGTCATCAACAAGCAAGGCTTGCCCTGTGCGTACAGCAGTATCTACAAAGGAAATGAGTTCTCGGTTAACCTTAAAAATTGAGCCTTGATGCGAAAGAATCAAGGCGGTGTGAAAGGTAGCCTCAATATTCTGACGCTGTACCTGTAGTGTTAAACGATAATTTGCAAAGGCCAAGGCCTCATTGAGTTTTTGCTGGTCCATTAAAATCCAAACTAATTATATGCGCTGTTATTTAGCGACACAAAATTGAATGGATTTTTCCAATTAGATCAGATGCCAATTTTCTATTAGAGAGACTGTTGGACTAGGAAGTGTTAGTGTAACATTGTTTTCTGTTATTGCAGTTGGTTGAGTTTTACTTACAACCATTCTGGTTTTTCCACGAACTAGCACACCCATGCCCGAATTATCTAGTAGGATTCTAAATCTCAAATTACCATTGTGGAATTCACCGTAAATTTTGGCTCTGCTGGAAGCATAGGTTCCATAACCGCCGGCGTAACCACCGTAACCGCCATAGCCACCATAGCCACCTAGGTGTAGTACACCTGGTCCGTAACCACCATAGCCGCCATAGCCGCCATAGCCACCATAGCCACCCTCGCTATAGGGTCTTGGGCACCCAAATGAATCATAGCCACCGTAACCGCCATAGCCACCATAACCGCCATAACCGCCATAGCCGCCATAACCGCCATAGCCACCATAGCCGCCATAGCTGGTTCCGCCTGAACCCGAAGGACTGGTATACAACAGTTGTTCAGCGTCAATCATTTTGGCATAGCCACGATCTTGTGTGATACCACGATTGTTGACACTGGATAGATTTTCTACTGTGAAATTCAAAGTTCCTTGATCTAGGAAGATACAACGCCAGATGTGATAACCAGCACCGTAACCTTCAACTTGACTAAACACAAATCTTATCGCACCACCAGCATTGAAGAAATGGCGTCCTTTTTCATATCCGCCAAAATCTAACTCAATGGTACATTCAAGTTGATTTGACCAAGTGCTTCCAGAACTGTCATAGGTTGCCAGGGTATCAAGTTGTGTGTATGCGGGATCTACTTCGTTACGCTTTTCTCTTGCACCGTCTAGCAAAGTAATTGCTGTATCAAAAAAGCTCTCAGTCATCTTTTCACCGCGGGCAACAACCACTAGTTCTTGATCTGAACTGTTGGTTCTTAGAGTACTGATGTTGATTCTATTAACAATTTCGTTAGTAAGAGCCGCGGTAATTTTTTGTGTGGTGTCAACATTTTCAATGTTGGCTCCGCCCCAACCCCAACGAATATTATCTTCTGTTTCTGGATCTGTTCTGTTTGTTGTAGGGCCTTCTCCAGCATGAGTATCACCAAAAAGTTCGTTGACATCGTCTGTTAGTTCGTTGAACCAGTGTTTGGCAATCTTTTCATCAGGGTCCGCAAATGTAGCTGGATCTCTAGTCCGTGGCACATAACCACAAACTGTTGAATTTTTTTCAATTAGTTGTGTGTAGGATCCGCCATAGCCGTCGGCATACCAACCCCATCGATCATAACCAATGCATCGCTCGCCAAGAAATTGACCAACTGGAAGAATTGGTGTTGGCGTTGGTGTCGGAGGCGTAACAGCCGCTACTGTATATGTAGAATCAGGGACTATTGACGGCGTACTCACTGCGGCAACTATACCTCCAGACACCCCCGAAAGAGTTCCACTGCTGAGATTTAATGCATCTGCAGGAAAACTGATGCCGTCTGCATCAGTTTGTCCATATTGAATGGTATATTGAAATAACAATTCTGTAGTACCACTGCCCGATACATAACTAGCTTGTACTGTAGTGGAGCCAATGATCATTGCAAGGGTAGGCAAACCGGTGACCACAGTTGGTTCGCTCATGGTGACCGTTATGCTGATTACAGCACCTGTATCAAACACACTCATTGTGTAACTCCTGTAACTGCAATATTTACAATCATTGGTGCTGCCGGTGGCAACGCTGGTGCTGTGCTTTCTTCCAAGAAACCATATAAGTCAACCGAATCTGATATTGATGAAACTAGCACAAATAGCTCATCAATGACTTCATTGAGTCTAAATTCTATTTCGTCTAACTGTTCTTTAGTTAGTTGTACTCCAAACATATCGCCTTCGTATATCCAGTTATATGACTGGTTATATAACTCTTCTCGAATTAATGGATACACCTCGCCAATCACATTAGCAAATTGAGATTTTTTAACCTGAAACTGTGCTTGGGCACTTGGTGTAGTTGCTCGCGAATACAAATTGGCGCTGTCAGTGATGATAAGAGCATTGCTAGAAGGAACCAGTTTACCACCAGGCAAACTCAACATTGCTACGGTACCTCCTACAAAATTATCAACGGCTACATTTAGTTCATCAATGAGTCCGCCAAGTACATCGTTGGTCAAATAACTTATTAGTTGCTCTCGTTTAGGTGTGCTTCCAAATAAACTTCTGCTAAGATCATAGCCCAAAGATTCAATGTAGTCAGGAATAGCAACAATTTTACTTACGAGCTGTGTGTTTGCAATAAAGCTGGCTTTTTCGCTGGCAGATATTTTAAGATTGTCAACAGTGATATTCCCAATCCAGCCTACAAATTGGCCGCTTATAAGGAAACTGGTAAAATCACCATCTCTGGCAGCATCATAATTTATTTCTGTAATGCCAATGCCAGGAACAAATCCACATTGTGGGCTGTTGGGTGTATCTACATTGTAAGTAAGATATGCTGGTCCACCAACTGCTCTAACTTCACGATATAGATATGTACCTGGCACACATCCTTCACTAATAAGGGTGCCAGCTGGAAGGTTGGGACCTGATTCAGGAACAAATGATGCTGTAACTGTTCTGTCTTGATCCATTTTTATTGTTGTGGGTGTTGCTTTGGAATCAGTAATTACTGTGTGCATGTCTCCGGTCCAACCGCCCCAAACCGAAGTTGATGCGTCCGGCGAAGCTGTGAGAACAACCAAAGTTTCTGGAGTATAATCAAAATAAGTGACCACTTGCCCAGAAGAAAAAGCAATACCAACAGGATCACTTGTTACTTGTCCTGTGCCTTCGTTGCCGTCCCGGCGAACCGTTAATCTATATTTCACAGGCGGTGGCAAATCAACTCTTACTGCGGTTCCTGTACCAGTACCCGGACCCGTTGCTGTAAATGTTGTTCCAACATTGTTGTTAACTGCTCCAATCAATGTGTAATTGGTTGTACCAACAGAAGCAATTACATAGCTTTCGCCTACTATAAAGGAGCCTGCAACTGTTTTCTTTTGTTCTTCACCAGTGGTGTTGATATAAGCAATGCGATTTGGAGCACCTAGTAATGCCAATTTTGCCCCGTAATTTATTGAACCTGGTTTTGCATCGCCGGGTCCCAACTTGTTTACAGAATCAAACTCTTGCTGTACTACGACTTTTTTAGAGTTGTCAAACATGACACCTTTGATCGAATTATCAACGATCCATTTTCTCATGGTTTCGGTGTTTGTTTTTGCCTTTATATCTGGCAAAGGTTGTTGTTCAAGTCGTAACGCAATTATGCCTGTAACCTGTGGTGCGGCATACGAAGTGCCGCTACGCAAAGTTTGCTTATATGCAGCCTTCTCTTCATCAGTCTTTCCGTGAGCATACGGAGAACCCACTGTGGAATTTCCACTGGTAGCAGTTAAAATAGCCTCGCCGGCAGCAAATACATCAATTCTTGGACCTCGATTTGAAAAACTGGCCTGGCGGTCGCCGGCTGGAATTTCTTTGCCTTCGTCGGTGTCTGGACCGCCAGATCCTTTCTGTGCCAATGCTCCTACCATTATTACTCGAGGATCAGCTGGGCTAAATCCACGAGCATAATACGCCCTGCCTGTCAACGGTTGAGGATTTAAAAATCTTGGATTGTCAGATGTGCCTCCATAGACCTTAAGAGAAAAATGATTTTGCCAGTCATGTCCAGCGGAATAATTGTCCATGGACGAATTTGTATATCTTTCTATTACTTGTGACGCATTGCCTGCTGCCTGTACAACAATAATACCAGCGTCAATTACTTCAGCCAATGCGGCATTATATGCGTCGCTGGTATAAGGAACTCTGCTTGCACTTGCTTGTAAATCAATGCCAAGGTTGCCTTCGTCGTCGGTTAATAGTCCTCGATCTTGATAATAATCGCGTTTTTCAAATCCCGGCGCTGGATGTTTTTTATTATCCCAACCCGGAAACACTTGTCCTCTCCATGCACCGTCAGTAATATAAGCTCTCCAGTCTGGACCAAGATCGCTGTTGTTATTTTTTAATCCTGTCCAATCTAGGCAAACCAGCCCCCAACTCATATTCAGCACAGTTGGACGATTATTTGTTTTAGCTTTATGCCAGTTAATTAATGCTTCAAAGAAATCCAATGGATCTTGCTGACCGGTTGAACTAAAATCACCATAAGCCAATGAATAAATGTGTGCGTTTTTGGCCCATCCGTATGTTTTACCAGCCGCAATAGCAGCCACTGAAGTACCATGTCCTTGGTTGTCGTTGTAGGGGTATTCAGAGTCAGTATATCCTTCATAGTATTGCTTCCAGTCGATATTTTGAAACCTGCTAGTATCTGATCCTACTTCTCTCCATTCAGGATGAGACGGTTGTACACCAGCGTCATTGATTACAATATCAACTCCTGTACCAGTCAAAGCGTACTTGTATTGTGATTCTACTTGTCTGCCTTGATTTTTTAAATAAGGGTTGAGCGAATTGCTGTGTCTAAGTAATCCCCAGTTTACTTGTTCTTCCTCTGGTAAACTTGTTATACTGAAATTGTTATTTTGTGTGACTACAGCATGACTAACAATTTGAACATGCGGCAAATCTCTAAATGGTTGCTCAACTGACAGTACTCTGTGATCTTTTTTTAATATTTCTGCTTCTTCATCAGACAATGCATATTCGCAAAGACGAACATAGACACTACGGTTGTTGACAATGTCAACGCGGCGCGAAGGCACAAACCCATCCTCAGGAGATGCATTTTCAATTTCACTCCAGAATGCGTTGTAATCAACTCCGTCCTTAAGTGCAACAATGTAGCGTTTGGTTGCCATTTAATTAACGAACTCCAACTGTGGCTTCAATTACACCAACGCCTTCTCCTGCAAAGTTTCCTAAACTACGACCAATGATACTCCAAGCTGGTGCATCTATGGAAGCAGCTTGAGCAACTCCGGGAATATCACTGGCAATTAAACGATCTCCTTTGTTAACAACACCTGTTACCTTTACAGAAATTCTTCCGGCTACGGCAATAGGTAGAGCATTCTTTTCATGCTTTTGCTTGGCATTCATCAAGTAAGCTGGTCTTGATGAAACAATACCAAAGATATTTTGATCCGCAACTCCTGCGGTCACAGTAACATCTGCGCTGCCACCTAGGGAAACCAGTGTGCCGGGCTCATAGGCAGCATCAGCTACATAAATTTCAGCAACGTCTGCGAATTCTGCTTCGATAGAAATACCACGCAGTTTGAAAGCATCTGGGTTAAAGGTAGTTGTTGTATTACCAGTGCTGTTCATGTTGATACCTTTACCAATTGTGGTAAAGCCAGGGATGGCATGAGAAGCAGCAATTGTAAATTCTGCATCGGTGCTGATAATTGCAACGCAGATGCTGTTGGCATTAAGTCGTACTACCTTATGTGTATTTCCAATTGTGTCCAGTAGTGTAGCAAAGCTAATACCACTTCCACCTTCAAATGCACCCACATTGACCCATCCATTGTTATAACCTGGCAGTGTCTGATCATTGACTGTTTGCCCTACATAAACTTTCAAAGACTTGTTAGTGGTGTCCCACCAAAAATCACCTGAACGAGCTATTTCTGCTGGGCGGTTTTGTCTGCTGGTTAGATGAGCCAGTGTTTTCCAATACTCATCTGAATCTCTAACTGCTAATCTGTTTTCACTAGTGTTGAACCATAGCTGACCTTTGATTGGACTTACTGGTTCTGCGCTACTGGCAAAATTT